TTAAATAATAGTCAGTTCAAACTCCTCAGGCAGCAAATTCAGCAGCTTCTTCATCGTATTTTTACTTTCAGTTACATCCTTATAGCCATCACCATTGATGTCTAAAAAACTTTTACCTACCAGCACACAGCCTAATATATCTGTGTGATAATTACCGTGATGAATTAAAATGTAGCTTCTGGCTTGCACATCCTGAATGTGGAAGTGGTGTCCATACTTCTTGCTGGTTCTTTTCTTTACTTTATACTTCCCTTTAGGAATGCAGCTTACCTGCGGCTGGTTGTTCTTGTCTGCTAATTCTAGCGTGTAGCAGGTGAATACGACTTTGTTCTGTGCATCTACTACATCCATTGTACCAAGGGTTTGCTTGTCCTGGTACTTGTTCCTTTTGATAAATAATTTCATTTACACTGTCAGATTTGACAGTATAAAGGCGCTGATGATGTTAGTCTATTAGTGTATCGGCATAAGTAAGGGGTTGGTATTCTTACACTATAGTTAGCTTAAACTCCTCTCAATTAGTGTATCGGCATAAGTAATGTGTGCTTACATCTCTTATCCTTCTCGCCTCCTTTATTTAGTGTATCGGCATAAGTAATGTACGCTTACTTTATTATACACTCTTTCTACTAATCCCTTCTTAGCTTCTCCTTTCTTCTATTATGCCGATACACTAAAAATATTTTGAAAATATTCAGACAAATGGTCAAACGGAGAGGATAATGTCAAATACATAATGATATAAAATGTTGCTGCAAAGCGACATCTAAAAAAAGTACGAGACTAAAAAGATGTACCACAACACTACAACAACCGAAACCCTAAATGAAAACTTACCTGCTGTAATACCACCAGTACTGAAGACAGACGACTTCGTATTTGACGCTGACAAGATGATACTTGTAGACATCTCTGGTTATTGGAGATACGCCCAGTTTATAGGCGCAGAAAGAGTAAACAAAAAGTTAGGTACCAAAGGCTACAAAGAATTCTGCGTGAAAGATTCTACTCAGGATTTCAACAACAAGCCACACCACGAATGGCTGAAAGACGATTACAAGTCTCACATGATAGGCATCTTCGGTGAACTAGCTTACGGATTAGAAGCAGGTTTACAGCCAAATATGGAACTGCTTGAGTTTGGCGACGGCAATCAAGATTTCGCGGATGTAGACATTAAATCTTGCTGGATTGACCATCCTGAAATGAGTAAATATCTAATTGAAAACTGCTACAAGAAAAACAAGAATCAAATAACAAAATACTATGTGAAAGCTGCTATTTCACTTCAGTACAAGAAAGTTGTGCTTGTAGGCTGGTTAACTGGCGAAGAATTATGCAAGGGACACATCAAAAATTACGGTAAGGGTAACGCTAAATGGGGCGACGACGGAAACAGATTCGCAGTACATTACTCTGACCTAAATAGTATGTACACCTTCCCTCCTCTGGTAAACCAGAAAAAGAAAATACTATCCAAGACTATTGGCTTCGCAAACAGATTCCAGCAACAGCTTAAGCTAAGCGCATAAAAAAGTAAAAATGTGCCGATTGATGAAAAACGGAAGTCAATCGGCACATATATATTTTAACACGATGCTATTCGTGTCTAAAATTCCCCTCACTATGAATTGAATACCGAATTAACTAACCAAGAGAAAGCTGACAAATTCCTAAGTATATGCGGAGAGGATAAGAATATCAAGAAGCACATGATTTACAAAGTGCTTAAAGTGCATCACAGCTACCTGACATCAGACTTTGATGATTTCTACCAAGACACCCTTTTTGCTTGTTACAATGCGATATTGAAGTACGGCAGAGTTGACGACTGCCCCGAAAAATATAAAGGCTACTTGTATAGCGCTTTAAGAAACAACTATCAGGAACACCAGAAAAGAGACACAAAATATTCCAACCAGTTCGTCCACCTTTACCTGAACCCGGATGAATCAGACTACTCTGATGGTTTATTAACAGACGATTTCCTAACAGAAGGTGAAGAACTCAGCAACAGAGAAGCCTATGAACTGGAAGAGTTAGAGGACTCAAAAGAAATAGTCAAACTGGTGTATCAGCTTGACGAACCGCTGCGAGAACCAGTACTGCTTCACTACCTCAACAAAAAAAGCTATAAGCAGATAGCAAAAATACTTGGCATCAGTTTCCATATGGTCAGGAACAGGCTGTACATGGCTAGACAGGAACTGAAAAATAAAATGGAGAAAGGAAAATTGTAATGGCAGAAGAAACAGAAGAACCTCAGAAAAATAAAGGAGGACGACCAAAGGGGGCTACTACCAAAAAGAAAGGGCTAAATGAAGATGTACGGGATGTCCTTGATAAAAAACTGAAACGGCTTGCCTTAGAAGCATTGGAATCTGATGATGTTTCAGAGAAGGAAAAGATGGCAATCATCCGGGACCTACTACCTTATGCCGCTTCAAAGAAGACGGAAGAAAAGAAAGAGATACCTGAAAACCTGAAGTTTGTAAAAATCATCATCAAGGGTTACAACCCAGGTGAAGACCCTTTTGCAGACGACGATAAACCAGAAGAAACAGAAGAATAGTTGAAGGTGGCAAATGCCACCTTTTCCTGTTTATAGACTATCCCCACAAAGCCCATTTATACTGCTAAACAGCACATAGTGAATGGGAAATACTAAACAAATAACGGTCAAAACTAACCAATGGGTAATAGATAAAGTTCTTACATCAAAAGCCAGATACCTGGTACTTAAAGGCGGCGGTTCAAGCGGCAAGTCAAACGGGGCATTTTTAAAAATAGTACTCCGTGTACTGAGTGAACCGAAGCAACGCATACTGGTAGTACGAAAAGTAGCATCAACCCTTAAAGAGTCCTGCTACAAAGATATTGAAACCCACATCAATGAGATGGGGCTTAACTACCGCTTTACTTTTTACTCCCAACCATTAAGAATTAAGGACAACTTCAACGGCAATGAAATCCTGTTTGCAGGTCTTGACGACGTTGAACGCCTGAAGTCCATCAAAGGTATCTCTTCCATAATGATTGAAGAGGCAAGCGAGATTGATGAACATGACTTCATGCAACTTGACCTTCGACTTCGTGACAGGAACCCGAACTACAAGCAGATTATACTTGCTTTCAACCCAGTCTCAGAAGACTTGTGGATTAAGAAGTATTTCTTTGATGTAAGAAATCCTAAAGCGGATTTAGTAGAAACCACCTTCCTTAACAATGCCTTCCTGGACAAGGACAGTAGAGAAGTGCTTGAAAAGGAGATGAAGAAGAGTAAGCACTACTACCAGGTATACGCATTGGGAGAATGGGGCACGCCAGACACATCCGGACTCTTCTATAACCAGTTTGACTTAGACAAGCACGTCCGTGACAATGGTGAAGCCGATTATGACCCGGATAAGCATATCTACCTTAGCTGGGACTTTAACGTGCTGCCTTCTGTGTCTTTACTGGTCTCACAGCTTTCGGATGATGGCAGAGAACTCAGGATTGTGGACGAAGTACACCTACCCTACCCGAATAACAACACGCTTCATATAGTACAGGAATTCAAGCGCAGGTATTCAGGCCACACAGCAGGTATAACTTACTGCGGTGACCCAAGTGGTAAGAATCAAGGAACGACCACTAACGCAGGATTCAACAACTATACCATCATTAAGGAAGAGTTGCTAGAGTTCTACCCTATTGACAGGGTTCAGTCAAAGCACCCATCTGTACAGCAGCGTGGCCTTTTCATCAACTCCATCTTTGAAAGTAATTACCAAGGGCTGAACATCATCATCAACAAGAAGTGTAAGAAGCTAATTGAAGACCTCTCATTCCAGAAGCAATCAAATACAGGTAAGGACAAGTCAAAGGTAAAGGACCGTAACACAGGCCAGTCCTGGGAACGCTACGGCCACTTCTCGGACGCTTTTGACTACCTGACTACCGTTTTGTTTGCAGTTGAGTTTGACATCTTCCAGCGAGGCAAAAGGGCCTTTACTTACGAACTGGGCTACCACGAAATCAGCAGTAGGTATGCTTTCTAAAGCAAAAGACAAACTCAGTCTATTCAATTTATACTGCTATAAAAGAATAGACTGAACATGATTTTTCTAACCCAAAGCGATTTTGATGCGGCCATTAAGGCAGAGAACTTAACCCAGATTCTGGATAACAATCCAACACTGCTTGACGCGGTAGTTCTCGCAGCGGTACAGGAGGTGCAATCATACCTGAAAACTAAGTTTGATGTAGCTGCCATTTTTTCTACAGTAGGCGAAGCCAGAAACTCACAGATAGTGATGTATTGTGTAGACATTGCACTATACCACATACACGCGAGAGTAGCACCGAGACAACTTCCTGAAGCAAGACTGGCAAGGTACGAACAGGCCATTGACTGGCTTAAGCTGGTGATGCGGGGTTCAATCATACCTGACCTACCACTATTGCAGAACGACGCAACTACATCGCTGCAATGGGGTTCGCAACCACAGTTCAGATACTAGTCTAAAAAATCCTTGAAATAAAAGTGGAAATATATAACCAATTCAAAAGTACGGTAACTAATCTTTTCAGCAAGCCGCAACCAGGCAAAGCCGATTTGATGGGCAAAATAAATGAGATGTCAATTACCAGGTCAAAGCAGGATATGGCTACGCTGAAGTCTGCATTGGCAATGGCTGAATCTACTATAAACCCTACCCGCGACCTGCTGTACAACATTTACGAGAACATCCTGACGGATGCACACCTTACATCTGTTATCAATTCCAGGAAGAATAAAGTAACAAGCAAAAACTTTAAACTGGTCAACGTCAAGACAGGCAAGGAAGAACTTGATAAGACAAAGCTTTTCCAGACTGCCTGGTTCTATAAGTTCATGGAACATACGCTTGACTCTATTTTCTACGGGCACTCGCTTATTCAGCTAGGTCCGGTGGAAGACGGTAAGTTTACCGAGATACAGGTAGTAGACAGGCGGTATGTAAAACCTGAATTCGGCATTGCTGTAAAATATCCTTCCGCTACGGAAGGTGTTTCCTATACAGCTGATGGCACCAGACTATGGTGTGTTCCGGTAACCAAGGACAAGAAAGACTTAGGATTGCTGATGAAAGTCGCAGACTTGTTGCTGTACAAGAAAATGGCAATGGCGGCTTTCGCCCAATATACAGAGTTATTTGGTGTGCCTATCAGAATAGGTAAAATGGGTAACAACCAGTCTTCAGCTAGGGAAATGATGAACATGCTGAAAAATATGGGTACAGCTGCTTATGGCGTGTTTGACAAGGACGACAGTATTGATATTCACGAATCAAGCGGTAAGTCAGGCGAAGTATTTGAACAGTTCCTGGCTTACCTGGACGCTGCTATCAGTAAGGCTATCGTAGGCCAGACAATGACCACTGATGAAGGCGGTTCATACTCCCAGGCAAACGTACACCAGAATACCTTCTACACCCTGATTGAGGCAGATGCACGTTTTGTGGAATTCACCATCAATGATTTGCTGATACCTCGAATGATTGAAATGGGCTTCCCTCTGAAAGGCTATACTTTCAAGTTTGACAATACGGAACACGTTTCCCTGAAAGACAAATTTGAGATGACGGACAAACTTCTGACGCTAGGTTACGAGGTGCCTGACATCTTTATTCTGGATGAATTCGGTATACCAGCCACCAAACCAAAAGTTACTGCGGCACCGGAAGACACCGTAAAAAAGGACTCGCCACTGTAAACGGCGAGTATACCTGTTACAGTGGCTACATAGTAGATAATGACAGCGACAGCTTCTTTACATTCCTGATGCCATCACTTACTGACTGGTTTAAGCGGATATTTGAAGCGAAGGGCAAGCCTACTGAAATGTTTGATGTAAATGTTTTCAACAGCACCTACGACCACCTGAATAAGGCAGTAAAGCAGAATTACGTCTACAAGTACAGCAGCGATGAAAAAGTGGTGGAAGCGTTGCAGAAGAACGTCAGAATCTTCAGCTTATTCAAGACACACAAGCAGCAACGCGACATAGCTGCCTTACTAGTTGGTAAGAATAAGATTAAGGACTACGACGAATTTGAACGTGAGGCCCTGAAGATTTCCCTTAACTACAACCGTCATTGGCTGAAAGCTGAATACAACACAGCAGTAGAACAAGCGAGATTGGTATCTTATTGGCAGAAGATTGATGCGGAGAAAGAGACATTCCCTTACCTGCAATACATCACAAGGGACGATGGCAATGTACGCCACCAGCACCAGCAGTGGGACAGAAAAATTCTACCTGTTGACCACGCCTGGTGGAATACCCACTACCCTACTAACGGCTTCAATTGTCGCTGCACAGTAAGACAGTTAACAGAAGGAGATGCAAAAAGACTGGGTATATCCAAAGAGAAGAACCGGGAAACCTACAAAGGAGAATTCAACTTCAATTGTGGCAAGACACAACAGATATTCGGAGAGTACCACAGCTACTTCCAGGACCTGCCTGACGAGACTGTGAAGCTACTGAAGGAATACGCGGAGAATACAAGCATGACAGAAGAAAGGTGGTAATAGTTACCGCCTTTTTTTATGCCCAAACAACACCTGACTGTGGCCTTTATACTGCTATGATAGGCTTAACACAGAATGGCGATTTCGATTTCGACAAGATACTGAGTCAACTAAGCGGTGAATTCAAGAGAGAAGTTACCACGAAGGTAGCACAGCATTCCCTCCTATTCTTCAAAGTACAGTTCCAGAAGCAGGGTACGGATAAAGACGGCTTTGTGAAGTGGAAAGAACGGAAGTTAAAGGTTAACCGGAAGATGCTTGTGGAAACAGGCTACCTCAGAGACTCCATGAAAATCACTTCCCAGAGGTTTGAGAGAGTCAAGATAGCGATTACAGCGCCTTACGCGGAATACCACCAGAACGGCACCGATACCCTACCACAAAGGGAAATGGTCTACGAATCCAACAAGCTGAACAAACAGGTGGAATCAATCATCAAGAAAGAACTTGACAAAATTTTTAAACGCTAAATGAAATTAATATATGAAGCGCTGAAACAGCACATCCTAACCAAAGTGCCTGAGGTGCAAGATGTAAGACTATTCAATAACCAGGTACAGAACATGGAGAAAGGTTCTGACACCCTATACTTACCGTCAGTGTTGATTGAGTTCAGTAATATTGAGTACGGACACAAGAACCATCTAAACCAGTATGGTAAAGCTTCTGTTAAATTCCATATCGTTACGGAAGACTATAATAGTTCACCTGAAATCGGCTTTACTGTACGTGAAAATGTTAACAGGGCACTAAACAGGTATTCAGACGGAGTGAACTTTTATCCCCTTGAAAGAGTGGGCGAAGAACCTGATACGAATTTCACCAATGTATACGTGTATGTTGCTGAATTCAAAATGGACTTCATACACTACCTGACGCCTGAGACACCTGCTGACACAGCAGAAGTAATGGTAGACCTGATGATTACAGAGACTGAAAAGTCGGTAATCGTTCCGGTACAAGATGAACCAGCTAAGATAGTACAGGGAGAAACGGTTTTCTACCTAGATAGAAACAATACTTATACATTCCCCGAGTACTCTGAGGTAAATCATACGCACGACGAATATGCACTTAAAACGGATTTAAATACTATTGATTTATCCTCTAAGGCTGATGTAGACCACATACACCCAAACTTGGTTACAGACGACGAACTGTCTACTGGTTTGGCGTTGAAGGCTGATACTGTACACACTCACCCAGAGTACGCATTGAAAACCGATTTGCAGAATGTAGACCTTTCTTCCAAGGCTGATGTAGACCACAACCACAACGATATTTACTACACACAGGCTGACGTTGACAACAAGATAATTGCTATCACAACTAATCTGGACTGGCGGGGCAGCGTTGACACATACGCACAGCTTGCCACAACCTACCCAAGTCCACTGCAAGGCTGGACTGTGACTGTCAACGCCGATGGCAAGGACTACAGGTACAACGGCACTTCCTGGGTTGACATAGGCAACAACTCCGTTCCTATGGCTTCGACTACAGTTGACGGTAGGATGAGTAAGACACATTTCACTACGGTAAACAACCTGCCTACTACCCACTACACCAAGACTGAGGCGGATACGGCTTTCAAGAACGCATCTAACCTTACCACAGGTACTGTCAGTGACTCAAGGCTATCTACTAACATCGCAAAGAAGAACGAAGCCAACACCTTCACAAGCAACGTAACAGTAGGCGGAGATTTAAGCGCAGCAGGGTTTACGAGAGGTATGTTGATGTCTTCCGGCCACAGTAACTGGCTTAGCTTTGCAGACAAGAGGTTCAATGTTACAATGACGGAAAACGGGGTTCCGACCAACTCGTCTATGGTGGGGCAGCTGTTCAATGGCCGTACCAACGCAGCGTACTCTTTCCTGGAACCTAACACTAAGTGCCCGATGGTCATAGAGATTACAGGGTTCCCAACTATCGCTACCACTGTAGACTTCAGGCCTTATTTCCTGGGTTGGAGGGACGGCGGCAGCGGAGGCGGTTTCAAGAATTGGAAGGTTGAGATGTACTGCTATACTGATGGCGGTAGCACTGGCCCGCAGGCTTGGGTGCCTGTATTGGACAGGACAAACGACACAACTACATTCCCCTTTACTATATTAAGCTGGAACAACGACGGGGTTACGCATGCTGCCGGTTATCCAGGTTCTTATTTGTACGCTACTGGTATACGCATCACCATCAACGAGTTCATAGTGCCTGCTAACGGTAGGGTGTACCTTACACATTTCGGTGCCAGGTATTCGGCAGGCGCAGCGCCCTGGGATTCTGTAGGTGCACTATCTGCAGGCGGCGGTGAGGTGTACGGCGACTTGAATGTAGACAAGATTTTAAATAGGAAGAATAACCTTTACTCAAGTGTTGCTTTTACTGACACAGGTGTTGAGTTGAGTACCTCTATTACGGCGAATGTCGCTGCAAAATCAATTAATGTAAGTACTTCTACGTCAAATGCAGGGGACCTGCACCAGTTCATAAAGGGCAGCAATGTGGTTGCAAGAATAGACCACACCGGAAAGTTCTACGGTAATATTGATACCACAGCCCTACCAACGGGTACAGTTACATCAACGGGTTCACCTCAGACGGTAAGTAAGATGTGGGTAGGCACACAAGCGCAGTACGACGCTATTGCTACGAAAGACGCAAATACAATCTACTTCATACAATGATAGCGGGAGTTAAAGACGTAAGACTGGGTAGTAATTCCATCCAAAAGGTATGTAAGGGCAGTTCTTTGCTATGGCAAAGAAAAGGCAGCGCCTTCTACGGTACAGGCGAAAATGATTATATCTCAGCCACTAACATAATGCCGAACCAGGCGCAGTTTACAATGATGGCTTGGGTAAAATCGACGAACATAGCGAAAGACCAGATATTCCTTTCAAACTCTAGCGGAACGTATATGAGAATATACGGTAGCAGGCCATTTTATAGTATAAACACACCAACCCAAAGGACGTACACTGCACCGGTACCATATATGCTGAATGATGTATGGTACCACTTGTGTTTAACTTATGACGGTATTACAATTAGAAGGTATTTTGACGGGGTTGAACAGGCCAGCTACGCACAAGAGGGTTATGCTGAACTACATAACCGGGCTTTCAGGATGGGCAGGTTCTCAGACGGTGACCCTCGTTCATTAGAAGGAAACTTATGTAATGTGCAGTTCTGGTCAAAAGCATTGTCGCTAAGCGAAATCAATACTTTTAAATATCAGGTGTTCAATCCTGATACTCCTGACTTGATAGCACAGTACCCGCTGTATTACGACGCTAAAGACGTCAAAGGTAATGACGGCATCATTTACGGTACCACCTGGAGTACTGAAGCGCCATACCAATAAAAACAACAGATTGAAAGGCCATTTATACTGTCAAAGAAAACGGTATAAATGGCACGTTCAATAGAAGAAATTTTCAACCAAATACTAGACGCTAAGAATTCTGAACCTGAGTTAGCATCGCTTAATTCCAGTTCAAAGACTGCTTTGTATAGACTGTTCGCATACTGCTTCGCGGTGGCTACCCATTTCCATGAAAGAACCTGGGAGTTGTTCAAAGTCGACTTAGAGAAGATAGCGGAAGAGGCCAACGTAGGCACAAACAAGTGGCTGCAACGCAAAGCCCTGGAATACCAGCACGGTTCAACCTTGTCTGTTATTGGTGACACGGTACAATATAATACCATTGACGACACCAAGAAGATAATCACCAGGTGTTCAGTAAAAGAGAATAACCTGAATAGAAACGTACTGGTGAAGGTTGCGAAAGATAACGGTACGGGCGGCTTAACAAGGCTGACAGACAATGAGATGTCTGGTCTGAGGTCTTACCTGAACCAGATAAAGATGGCAGGCACCAAGCTTATACTTACTTCGCTGGACGCTGACAGAATAAGTGTTTACGGTGACATCTACTACAACCCTGCTTTCCTGCCTGAGACTGTAAAAGAGAATGTTGTAAATGCAATCAACAGCTACTTTGCTTCTATCGACTTCAGCGGTAACGTCTATGTATCAAAACTACAGGACGCGATACAGGCAGTAGAAGGCGTGCAGGATGTGCAGATATTTGAAATCAAGTGCAGGATGCACACGGATGATATTAACAGCGCTACAGCGCATGAAAGGGTGTATGAGTCTTATGCAGGTTATGTACTAAGCGAGAATACAACCTCTTACACATTGGATGATACTATCACAATGAAACCATTCGAGGGATAAGATGAAGAAGCTGAATTTTATAAACATCATTCAAAGTCTGTTGCCGCCTACTAAAAGAATGCCGCTTATTGTAGCATTCTTAAAAGTGTTGTCGGCACCAGTGCAGGCATTGAATGACTGGATTAGCGGCACCTACTATCCTGATATTACCAGGAGAACCAAATGGAACGCCCAGGTGCTGTTGTTCTCAAAGCTGCTGAACGACTTGTTCAATGCTGGCAACTACCAGAACAGAGTTTACATTGATGCCGGTGCTTCAGACCTGGAGAATAATTATTTCTACCGGACACACGAAGAACAGCCGGTTTACCTGTACACAGTCGATGAAGCATTACCTATGTACAGCTATAACGAAGAAGAATACGAAGCTGATTATGACTTCGTGGTAAACTACCCTTCGATGCTGGCGACAAAAGCACCACAGATAGAAGCTACGGTGAAGAAGTATAAAATAGCCGGTACCACCTATCTGATGAAAGGCTACTAACTGGCCTTAAAAAAACTATTACAGATGAATGAATAAGAAATTTATTTCACCGCTGCCATCAGGCGGTGTTCCAATTACATCAGAAGACTTCCTGATGATTCAGGATGAATTACACGAAGCGTTAAACTCACTTTGCGCAGGCATAAACGATGCTTTTGTTATCAGCGGCTGTGATGTGTCTTTTAACGGCTTTAATATTGCAATAGGCGCAGGTGTGGTATTCGTCGACAGTCAGGTGATGAAGTTCGACGGTTATACTGGCAGTTTCCCTTGCTATGTTAAGGCAGGTACTGTTGTAAAATCACCACGCATCTACAAAGACGGTTTTTCAAAGGACACCATAACACAAAGAAAAGCTATCTGCAATACCTCGACATCTGGTAACGGCGTGATTAAGTTTAACCCGATGCCTGAAAAGACTTTAAAGTACAGCATCACTTCTTATGTCGATGGTAGAATTACACAGGAGATAACAGACAGAACCAACGGAGATACCAGCTTAAACAACCGGATTACTTCTGAGGTAGCTGCGCTGACGAATAGCATCAACACAAAGCTTACCAAGACAAACGAAGCCTGGCAAAACGCCACATATAATGCAGGTACTACCAATTTCGGTTCCGGTTCAAAACCTGCACAGTATAAGAAGACTTCTGACGGCATCGTATTCTTGCGCGGGCAAATGTCAATTTCAGTTTCTACTGGTGGTGGTTATACCTCATTTACTTTACCGGCTGGTTACAGACCATCACAGGATATGGCATTCAAAACGATTAATACTTCTGGTACTGTTGCCGCTGACGGTAGGGTAATGATGTATACTGCAGAAGCAGGCGTGTGGACTTTGGACGGTATAAGCTTCATAGCTGAACAATAAACAAACCTGGGAGAAGTCTTTATACTGATATGGAATTAAGATATACACACATAGACGAGTCAATGGAATCTGCAGTAATGCTGCTGAAAGGTACAATTGGTCTTGAGGTTGATACTGTCCAGTTCGTGAATGAAATCAAATACCTGGAAAAACTGGGAGTAGAGAACCTGGAAATCAGAATCAACTCTGGCGGCGGTTCGGTGCTTGCTGGTTACGACATAGTAGACGCATTGCTTACTACTCCAATGAACACCACTACTTACATAGCTGGTATGGCAGGCAGTATGGCAGGTGTGATTGCAATGGCTGGTAAGACTGTAAGGATTGTTAATTACGGTTTACTGATGATACATTCAGTAGGCGGCATAGATAATCCTGCTGTGATTGAGAAATTCAACCAATCACTGATAGCTATTTTCAACACAAGACCTGGCATCAACAAATCCTACATGGAACAGCTGATGGCAAAGGAAACTTTCTTCACGGCACAGGAAGCCATAGACGCAGGATTTGTGGATGAAATCGTAGCGACAAATCACACTATAACACAGGATGCCCGAAATACTTCTCTGGAAGAATTGGTGAACATCTATAATAAAATCGACATCAAAGTAATGGAAGAACCTAAAGTTGAAGAAACTGTAATTGAAAACGCTGAGGTAGTTGTAGAGACTCCTGAGGTAATAAATGAAGAAGCTGTAACTGAAGAGGTAATAGCGGAACCCGAAGAAGCAAAGGTAGAAGAACCTAAAGAAGAAGCGGTAGCTGAAGAGTCTGCTGATGAACTGAAAGCGAAGCTGGAAGAACTTGCAAAGGCAAACGAAGTACTTACGGCAAAGCTTGCTGAACAGGAAAAAGTTGCTAATGAACTGGTTGAGAAAGAAAATAACCGTCTGAAAGCAGAGAAAGAAGCTAAAGAAATGGCTGTTATAAACTCTGCCCTGGAAGCAGGTAAGATTACAGCCGATGTAAAAGATACCTGGGTAAACTTCATCAAGATTGATTTCGACGGCGCTAAAAAGGCCTTAGATAACATCGTAGTAAACAAGGCATCTGTTGACATCATGGACATCGTGAATAAGTCTACTGCTGCTAATGCAATTCCTACAGAGAAAACTTTCCGTCAGCTTGAAAAGGAAAACCCTGCTGAACTCGAAAGAATACTGAACGAAACGCCAGAGATATTCAAGGAAATGTACAAGAGAGAGTACGGCGTTTACCCTACCCTATAACCGGCACAAATTTTATATATTTTCCTTTCCTAAGTGCTGGAAAGCCTGACCGTCCTGGTCAGGCTTTTTTATTTGCGCTTATGCCATAACTAAGAAAAAGACAAATTTTCAGCACCCCTTTATACTGTTAGCTGCGGTGAAAAGCCACACAAAAAAACCAAAAAAAAGAAGCTAACAATTATGGCATTAAACAAAGAACTTTGGATTGCCGACATCCAAGAAGCTATAAAAATGGACTCTCCATTTTTAGCTACAGTAACTAACCACGATGCTTATATCGTGAACCGTACAGTACACGTACCACAGGCTGGTTCGGTAATAGACATACAAGTTGACCGTACTGTACTTCCTGCAGGTGTGCTACAAAGAACTGACAGCGAATTAACTTACGACATTCGCCAGTTTACTATTAGCCCAGTAAGAATTACTGACCTAGAGACTGCACAGATTTCTTACGACAAGCGTCAGTCTATCCTAGGTGAAGGTTTCCGTACCCTTGCAGAGAGAATGGGTAACGAAGCCCTAAAAGAATACGCAAAAGGTGCTATCACAAAAGTAACCACTTCAGGTACTGCTACTAACACGGCACTTGCTGAAGGTGTTTCTACCAACCGTAAAGCAGTTACTACTGCTGACATCATGAAGCTTGCCCAAGTGCTTGATAAGCAGGGCATGCCAAAGAATGGCAGAAAGCTAATTATGCAGACTGATATGTTCTATCAGCTTCTAGCACAAGACAACATGCTTAATTCTGCTTACAATGGTTTCGCTAACAACGCGCTAGAAACTGGTGTTGTATTGAAGCTATTCGGTTTTGACATCAGCATCCGTCCATTTGTTGCAGTTTATGCGACCGATGGTACACCGAAGGACTTCGGTGCTGCTGGTGTTGGTACCGATAACCTAGCTTGTATTGCATACCATCCCTCTGCTGTAGCAAAAGCTATGGGCGCTACTGAAATGCTTTATGATGAAAACAACCCTGTGTACTACGGTTCTATCCTAAGTGCCATCCAGTGGGCTGGTTTCTCTAAGCTTCGCGCTGACAATAAAGGTGTTGTAGCACTTGTCCAGTCTGTTTAATCAGGCAACATAACAGAGTAATCAAGGCCAATCAATTACAATTATTGGTTGGCCTTTTTTACAACCAAACAAAAAACAAAACAGATAAATCATGGCATTAAATGATATAACATTTGTAAAGAATGGAAATGGTTTGGGTCGTAGACTGCAAAGCGCAGACGGTGTTGCTGGTATAGTATTTTATTCTGCTGCACTGCCAACTGGCTTCTCTACTACTGAAAGAATTAAGATTGTCTATTCAGTAGCGGAAGCAGAAGCGCTAGGTATCACCTCGGCACTCTTCGGTTCAATTCATTACCAGGTAAAGGAATTCTTTAGAGGTAACACCTCGGGTAAACTTTACATCAGCATCAACGCTGTACCAGCTTCTACTTACAACTTCGTTGAAGTTACTTCGCTGGTAAACTACTCTAATGGTGAAATTAAATTAGTAGGTGTTGTGGCTGACGCTTCGGTGTTCGCTGCAGCACAGATTACTACCCTGAATACTATCGCAGAAGGTTTGTATGCTTCATTCAAGCCGGTATCTATACTGTATGGTGCGAAATTCTCAACCCTGACTACTGCAACACTTCCGTCAGCTATTGCTACGGCCCCTTATGTAACTACTGTACTGGCTTCTGACGGTAAGTCTGCTAGCGTAGCAAACGTTGGACTGGCACTTGGTACAGTTTCTAAAGCAAAAGTATCTGAAAGCATCGGCTGGATTAGAAAATTCAACCTTTCTGACGGTATTGAAATGGAAGAACCTGCTATCGCAACTGGCGATAAAGTAAACGCTTTAACTGACGCTGCTTTGTCTGACCTGAAAGATAAAGGTTATCTGGTAGCAAGAAAGTATACTGGTATCGCTGGTACATACTTCGCTGACTCATTGACATCTGACGCGGCTACTTCAGACTACTCTACCATCGAAAATGTAAGAACCATCAACAAGGCTATCATGGGCGTAAGAACCATGCTACTGCCTGAACTGATGTCTCCGCTTACATTATCTGCCGGCAAACTGTCTGAGGACACTATAGCTAAGTTCGAGTTACTTGCTACACAGGCGCTTGAATCACTTCAATTTGCTGGCGAACTATCTTCTTTCACGGTTCTTATCAACCCGGACCAGAACGTACTGGCGTCTTCTAAACTGGAGATTTCATTGTCCCTTGTTCCGCTAGGTGTTGCCAGAAAGATTGTAGTAAACATAGGCTACGCACTAAAATAAATCAAAATAGAGGAACAGAATAATGTTAATAAATGGATTAGAGTATAGCTGGTCAAAGATAACTTTTATCGTAGCTGGCATACCCGTTACACGTATCTCTGCTATCAACTATTCAGATAAGCAGGAGAAAACTAACAACCGTGGTGCAGGCAGCATGCCAGTATCGCGTTCCCAGGGTGCATACGAAGCAACAGCTTCTATTACCTTGCACGCATCAGAAATTGAAGCATTGACAGCCGCAGCCCCAAACAGACGTTTGCAGGACATACCGCCGTTTTCAATTATAGTTAGTTATGCAAAACCTGATAATTCAGGTACGGCTACTCACAAGCTTAGAAACGTGGAATTCATGACTAACGGTCGTGACATCAAGACGGGTGATACGTTGATTGAAACAGAATTAGAACTTATAGTATCTCATATAGATTGGTAATTATCACCACCTATCAAAGAAAGGGAATCCTGAAAGACAGGATTCCCTTTCTCCTTTATACTGGTATATAAAATTGGAATACCAGGAAATGAAAAACACACAAGAATTAGCAGGTACATTTACCCTGACTGTTACAGACAACAACGGTAAAGAGTACAACACCATCATCAAGAAAGGAAGCATTGAAGAGAGAAAGAAAATACACCTTACTATCGGTACTGATGATTACTTCCCGTTAGCGGAACAATTCATCAAGAATAACCTAGTAAGTGGCGATAATCTTTTTGCTGATGAAGAGGCGCTTTATGCGGCAACAACACGCCTAATGGAAGTTGTTACTTTCAACGCGGCAAAATTAGTAGACACACCTGAAGGCATCAATGCAGCATTCAGTATTGAAGCAACCGATACAAACGGTAACACCTTACTTGCACATTTTGAGAAGCCAAGTGTCCAGGTGAAAAAGAAGCTGTTTACAATGCTTACAAAAGGCGTTGACAACCCCTTTACATTAGGTGAAGTTATGGTGCTTGAATGCTTCTTAGAAGGAGACGAGTTAAACAATGATGCGGAAGTATTGGCATCGGCGGCAATGATATTATCATCTTATATCGAAAGCTATAACATCGTTATAAAAAAAAATTAGGACAAACATTAAGTGATAAGGATTACTTCAGGCAAATAAAGGCGTTGATTCGCTTCCATTATAAAATCAATCCAGACGATTTAGAACCTGATGAATTTATTGAGTTGTGGCAGGAATTAAGGTGGGTATTAGACAAGCAAGGCATCTTAAGCTTTGGAAAGGGTAGTTAGAAATAGCTACCCTTTTTCATTTAAAACACACCTGTAAACGGGCCTTTATACTGTCAAATAACACAGTGTAAATGGCTAACATAGTTGAATATGTAATATCACTCAAAGATAAATTCACCTCACCGATGCAGCGTGCAAACAGGAGTGTTCAGCAACTGAATAACTCAGTAGGCAGGATGCGAGGTACTACCGCATCGGCATCTAAAGGTGTCAATGTATTGGGCGCTGGCTTTAGTATGATGGGCTTGTCTATTGCCGGTGTAGTAGCTGGTTTAGGCGCAGCCATCTATAAGGTTGGGCAGATGGGTATGGAGATGGAACAGACGCGGGTAAGGTTTGAGACCTTTACCGGTTCTGCTGAGAAAGGCAACGCTGTCATAAAGGAGTTACAGAAGTTCGCTATTGCTACACCATTTGACGACGCACAAGTACTAAAGGCAGGCCAGTCCTTATTGGCTTTCGGTATAGAAGCCGAGAACCTGAAACCCATACTTTCCACGCTGGGAAATATCTCATCTGCAACTGGCAAAGACTTCAATGAACTTGTAACCATTTACGGTAAGAATAAGCTGGCTGGCATTATCCAGGCAGAAGACCTGAACCAGCTGACAGAAGCCGGTATTCCGGTATATGAGTCCCTGGCAAAACAGATGGGTGTAAGTACTGACCAGGTTAAAAAGATGGGTAGCGAAGGTAAAATCTCCTTTGCTATGCTTGAGAAGTCATTTGACGAACTGGGCGGTAAGTCCGGTAAGTGGGGCGACTTGATGGAGAAGCAGTCAAAGACTTTTGGCGGCAGGCTATCATCATTAATGGGTATGGTACAGAACCTGGGTTCAGGCTTAGGTGAAATGATGCTTCCAATGATGGGGTCTATAGTTGACGCAGGCAATACTTTAATGACCTTCATCAACACCAATAAGAAAAGGCTTGGTTCTATGTTCAAGCCACTGATGGACGCGTTTAAACCCATCAAAGACGCCTTCGTGCAAATCCGAAAAGAAATGGGCATGACAGGTGATAGTAGCGAGATGCTTAAATCTGTATTTAATGGTATCGCTACGGTAATCAAGTTGGTATCCCCTATCATCAAAATGTTCGCGACTGTCCTTGCTACAGTTTACACAAGTGTCTTTAAGATTATCAAGGCCTTTGCAGACTGGTACAAGAGAACAGAATGGATTCAGAAGGCAGTTAAATTCCTTTACCTCACTTTCAAGTATGCTTTCGAGGACATCGCTACTATGGCTACCAAAATCTTTGGTGGTATAGGTGATATGATTGCTGGCGTGTTCAATACTGATTGGGACCAGGTTAAAAAAGGTGCAGCTTCCATTGGTGATGGTATCTATAAAAGCAATGAGGAAATAGCCGAACAACAAGCCAGGATGAAGAAAGACTGGGAAGCCCCAATGACAGTTGATATGTGGGCAGACGAGAAATCGACTTCAACCATAGCAGACGAAGTAAGTGATGCTACTAATTCAAAAGCTTCAAAGGCGGCTGCTTCTGCCAGTGCAGACAAGAAACTGGAATCGGCTATCGGTTCAGCTTCCGGTTCAAAAAGCACCACCATCGACATCAGGATTGACAAGCTTATTGAACGCTTCGAGAACTACAACACCAACATCAACGAGTCGAAAGAAAACATCAGGAAGATGGTGTTGGAAGCATTAACAGGCGCAGTGTCCGACCTGTCAGCAAATTATAATTAACAGGAATGGAAAGAGATTATCAACTACCTAAGACATACCAGCAACTACAGACAAACAAGCTGGAACTGGTCACTACTACTTTCGCTAACGCATATGTAAAACCAGCGCTGTATGAGAAAGCTTTTGGCGATACCTCAGCTTTTCTGGGCAGGCAACTAATTACTACCGTGAAGCTGGTACTACCGGACTATGAGATTGAAAAGTATGATTTAAGAACCAGTAAATGGGAAAAAGTAACAGTCCCTGGTGATGAAATATTACTGGACACGGTGCTTGTGGAAATTTCATCTTCAAAGAATATCGTACAGACTGCCATTAACGGTATGCATGGTACTGTGAAGGAATACATATCTAATGGTGATTATGAAGTTACCATCAGCGGTGCTATAGTTTCTAAAGGCAAAGGCTTTCCTGCCGAGGAAGTAAGAACACTCAACAACATTCTGCATGCCCCTATTGCTATCAAAGTAGAATCAGAATTGCTTTCCCTCTTCAGCATCTACAACCTGGTGGTGACATCAGACTCTTTCCCATCCCGTGAAGGCTACACCAACACGCAGCTATTCAGCTTCAACGCACTAAGCGACGAACCGCTGGAATTAAAACTCTAACAAGTTGAATGAAACGATTAACTAATCTGATAAAGATAGGCCAGCATGAAATCAATTATGTATCCGAGGTAGAGATAGAGTCCAGTTATGAGAACTTCACTGACAAGTGTACCATCAGGATGCCAACTAAAATCCAGTGGCAGGGCAAGCCGATTATCCAGGGCAGCAACAACACCATCTTCAAGATAGGCGACAAAGTGGAAGTTAACCTGGGTTACGACTTCAAAAACCAGAAAACCTTCACCGGCTATGTGACAAAGGTAAGTACGCAAACACCACTTGAGATTGTCTGCGAGGATGCGATGTACCTGTTCAAGAAAGTTACCTACAACAAAAGCTTCAAAAAGGTAAGCCTGAAAGAACTGGTTGATTTCTTAATGGAAAAGATTGACGAGAAATTCAAAGTCAATATAACAATGGACGTACAGCTAGGCCAGTTCATCATCAAGAAGGCTACGGGTGTGCAAGTGTTAGAGGAACTTAAGAAGACTTACGGCATTAACAGCTTCTTCAGGGACGGTGAATTGTACGTGGGCATGGCCTACAACACCAAGAATACCACAAGCTACCGCCTGGAAAAGGAATTCGTATTTCAGCAGCAAATTATAGACGACTCCCTGGAATACTTATCAGCTGAGGACAGAAAGATTAAAATCAAAGCCACCAGCATTGACGACAAGAACCAGAAGATTGAGTATGAGACAGGCGACGCAGACGGAGAGTCCCGCGACATCTTTGCTTATAACCTTTCTGCGAAAGACCTGAAAGTGCTGGCTGATAACAGCATCAGCAAGTACAAGTACAGCGGCTTTGAAGGCGACTTCACCACTTTCGGAAACCCTCGCGTCAGACACGGCGATGCGGCCAAGCTGGTTGACTGGCAATACCCTGAGAGAAACGGCACTTACATAGTAAAGGCAGTTACGACCACTTTCGGTAACAACGGCTTCAGGCAGCAGGTAACGCTGGCCCAAAAAATATCCTAACCCATAGATGAACATACAGAATGCAATACAGCGCCTGGCAAACAACAAGGAGTACTACAGTTCTATAGCAGAGGTAACTGCTGTGAATGGCAACACCTGCGACGTGCTACTGCTGAGGGAAGACCTGGAATTATTTGATGTAAGGCTGAGTGCTGGTGAAGGCAAAGGCTTTGTGGTTACGCCTAAGGTGGGTTCTAAAGTACTGGTAAGCTACCTGAATGAAACGAATGCTTTTGTGTCTATGGTTGAGACTGCCGAACTGTATACCATCCAGACAGAGAATGAATCCCTCAAAGCCATCCTTTCTGACTTCTTTGATGCTATAGGAAGAATGACGGTAACAACCGCTATGGGCCCATCTGGTACGCCCATCAATGCGATGGACTTCACAAATCTCAAGACCAGACTAAACAAACTATTAAAAGAGTAATGGCACTGGTAAAACAAACACTGGAAATGCAGGTACTGAACCTGTTGACAGACCTAAGCAAGAGGACCGAAAATCCACAACAGGCTAACCAGGATTTCGCAAGGGAGTTGGCTACCATCATTGACAACTACATCAAGTCTGCTACGGTGACGGTTACTGTGGCGACTACCGGAACTGCTGCGGCACAAACTGGTACAGGGACAGGCAATCTTTCCTAAACACACCGCTAAAACCCCATTTATACTAATATGCAAGCACAGGATTTTTTACTGAACGAAGACGGTGATTTGGCGATAGTCAACGGTGACCTGGTTGCCGGTGATTCCGATAACCAGCACGTGTGGGACATTCTGATTTCACATAAAGGCTGGTACAAGGAATTCCCTTTTGTGGGCGTAGGCTTGCAGTCTTACCTGAAATCCGCAGGGATGCAGCAGGAACTGAAAAGCGAAATACAGATTCAACTACAGTCGGACGGTTACAAGGTTAAAGAGGTAACAGTAGGCGACTTAGAAAAAATGGAAATCGAATGGGATGTCACAAGAATCATTTAACACAAGTTCAAACCAAACCATCTATGATGTAGCACTCACCACCTACGGGACAATGGAAGGTGTTATTGACTTGTTGGTGCTGAACAGTCTGGAATTTGATTCTACCCTACCCGCTTCCATAACATACGGTGTACAGGATAACTACATAGTAAAGCACCTAGGCAAGACTCGCATTACCACAGGTTCATCTTTGGTGTCTACCAATCCAGTAGCACTTCCATATATCAACTCAGGCAACGGCGATGGCGACGCACCGGTGCTTACACCGTCAACAGTTAAAGTATACCGAGTAAAAGCGGAACAGAGTGTTTTCGACATAGTCTGTATGCTGACTGGTAACATGGAAGATGTAATGGACATCTTGATAAACAACGGGTTGACCTTTGAGACACAACTAAACTTGGGACACCAGATTAAATATGCTGGTGAAATGTACATCACAGAAGATATTACCACTGGTGGTTCATACAGTATTAAACCTGTTGGTGCATTCAGTGATGGATTCCATGATGGATTCCAATAATAACCTTAGAAAAAAATTATTACTCTAAAATGACGAAAGATGCACTACTACAACTAATGGCAGATGCCATTTATGATAACACTAATGGCAAAATAACACCTGCTGCGGTACGTGAAGTATTGACTAATATCATTAACAGAAAGGTTAGGTTAAACAACATAGATATAGATTCCATACCAGATGAAGCGTTGTATGTGAACGGGCATCTAATATTCAATAAATCCATTTGTTATAATTCTACTAATGTCGAATCAGAGTTTGATTCATTAGATTCTGCTGATGATGTTTTGATTCCAAACGTGGGATGGGTGAAGAAGAAAATTGCTTCGCTGACCATCCCAAGCATCAATGATGATGACTACTATGAAAATACGGTTTGGAGTTCGTCACATACACACTACGAAATTCAAAGAGAGGTGGCAAAGATGGCGTCTCTTGTACATACACATAGTATCTCCGACGTTACCGGCTTGTCTGATGCGCTAAACGGCAAGGCTAACATAACACACTCACACAGCGGCTACCAGGCAACTATAACAGGTGCAGCCACTACCATAACATCAAACAACCTTACTACGAACCGGGCATTGATAAGCGACGCTAACGGTAAGGTTTCCTATTCGGCTGTTACTTCAACTGAATTGGGATACGTATCAGGTGTTACTTCTGCTATTCAGACACAGCTAAACAGTAAGGCGGCAAGTACGCACACTCATACCGATATGGTTAAAAGTGTTAACGGAAACTTGCCTGATGCGAACGGCAACGTTACTATCTCAACGGGTGGCGCATCGCCAACTTTCACAGCATCCAGGGCAATTATTTCCGATGCAACCGGGAACCTAGCAGCATCAACGGTTACGTCCACACAGCTTGGCTACGTAGCAGGTGTTACATCAGCAATCCAGACACAGCTTAACGGTAAGGCATCAACATCAGTGGCTACGACTTCTGTAAACGGTCTGATGTCAAGTACAGACAAGACAAAACTGGACGGTATCATACCATCGGTTCTGCCGACTGCAGGAACAGTAGTTCAAAGGGCAGCATCAACAGGTAAAGTGGAGTTGGCTGAACTTCAGGTGAACGGTGCGACTACGTTAGGTGCAACAACAGTATCAGGTGTATTATCAGCAAACTCTGCGACATTCACCCAAGGCGCAACAGTTGGTAATATACTGAAGTCTCACTCCTATGTAATTGGTACAGACGGTTTCTCCATCAGGGAGGTTTCTGCCGGTCAATCAGTTATACAGTCCTGGAACGCTTTGCAGCTTGCAGGCAGGAGAATGAGTAATGTGGTTGATAACGCATTATCAAATGTTGGTTTACTGGGTGAGATGTCGGTGGTAATGCCTGTGCCTGCGGCAGACGTCAAGGGTTTGGTTATCAAAGCAGCAGCATCACAAACTGCTAACCTGTTGGATATATGGAACAGTAATAATACCAGTATAGCTTCTATCACTGGTACGGGTGGTGCAAGTTTCAATGAGAACCTGAACATCAGAAATATAGGTACTGGTAGCGGTTTACACCTGCATTCAGACACTGCACAGTTTTTATCAATTAAGAGAAGTACAAATCACAACGTTGATATAGAAAGTTATACTGGTGGTAATATCAACATTAAACCTGCTGGTGGTATCGTTGCTACAAATGGTAGATTCCAATCTTCAAGTTTTGATACTTCAACTACCTATGGTAATTGTGGTGTATGGACAGGTAACGGTGATGCTGCTTCTTATGCTGCACATAACATCAAAATCGCAAGCTGGAACGGTATAGGTTTACATTGTACATTGGATAATACAACCAGACACGTGTTTGATGCCAGATACGGTCATTACTCATTACATGGGAATATTAATGCAGGTGGAAGTATTACAGCATCAGGTACTTTATCTGTAAGTAACGGAGTTGGTACTTTTGCCGCTGGCGGTGGTATTTACTTTGATTTCAATACAACTAAATCGGGTGGTTTCTATTTCGCCAAATCCATCAGAGTAGAAGGCGATGTGGTTGCTACTGGTAACGTAACTGCTAACTCAGATGCGCGTCTTAAAACTAATATCAGAGAATATGAATCTGGTATCGCAAAGGTGATGCAGTTGAAACCAGCTGTTTATGACAGAACAGACAAGGAATCAAAAAACGAGGTAGGATTCATCGCACAAGAAGTGCAAGCCATCGAACCGAATATCGTGGTAGGTGTTGATACTTTATCACTTGACTATTCAAGAATAACAGTGATGTTGACAAAGGCTGTACAGGAACAACAGCAGATGATAGAAGAACTGAAAAATGAAATCAACCTACTGAAAGGAGAAAGTAAATAATGGGATTAGGTTACGGTGCAATTTCTATGCGAGATGTACACTATGAGATTTTTAAGTATTACGCTTCGGGTGCATACAGTTTAACATACCTTTTCGCTTACTCTAATCTTATAGGTAATTCACTGTTGGATTTCAGGGGTTATACGCATAACTCTTGCCCTGTTTATGGGACTTACTCACATTCTGATTGTGGAAGTTGGACAAACTATTCAGGTATTGACTATTATCACGACGGGCAATGCGGTTATTATCAGATGGAAAACGGTTTCCAATGTTCATCTGAAGGCACGTGTTTGGTAGCAGGTACGATGGTGAAAATGGCAGATGGAACAGAAAAGATGATTGAACATCTGGTGGTAGGTGATGAACTGGAAAGTTATGATATAGCTACACTGGATAAGGACAATGAATCACTGGAATATGTGAAGAACTGGAACGTTGCTGAACTGCAACACGCACCAGTAACGGCCAAAATCAAAAGTATAGAGGAATTTCCGGTGGTCGGCATCTATGATTTCAACTCAGGTGCTTTACAATCAACAGCCGACCACGCACATTTTGTTTACAGTGACGGCGCATACAGGTTCAAGCAATCGCGTGATGTGGCGGTAGGTGATGCGCTGGTAAAAGTCGATGGCACGACCGAGGAAATCACATCAATTGAGGTGCTGATGATTAAACGGCCAGTTTACAAGATTGATGTAGAAGAATATGACGTGTACTGCGGCAACGGCTACATCACACACAACCCAATAATAAAGGGTGACCAACCAGTTATACCTTAATACCCATTGGCCCAGCCAAACATAAAAACAACAGCTATGAAGTGAACAAACATAATAAGAACCGGAAATTCCTTTTCGGGTTCATGTCAGTTGGTGATTTCGCCACTACCCTGATGGGTTTCAAAACACCGTTCCTTAATTTCCTGGGCGGTGTTATCTCAGTAATACTAAAGGTCGCAGGGTTCATCTACTCTTCCAAAGCGGCAGTGCTTCTGCTGGCGGTCATAATGCTATTCGACTGGGCCAGCGGTGTCTATAAGACAATCAAGAATGGCACCTTTAACAGCTTCACCTTTCAGCGCATGCTGATTAACATCTTCTTCACGATGATTGTAATTGCCATCGCCTACCATATGTCTCTGGCGATGCCGCTGATTGCCTGGTTGATGTTACCTGAATTTCTGATAGGTGGCTTCATGGTAACTTATTTCTTCAGCATATTCGAGAACCTACACCAAGCAGATTCCAAGCTGATACCAGAGAAGATGTACAAGCATCTAAAATGGCTTTTGGACCTGGACAGAATCGTACCAGCCTACTTCAAATCAAAGACAACACCACACCTAAAAGAAGAGAATAAAGGAGAACCTGAGAATGAAGCGGAAACTAAGTAAGCTTGCTTTGCTGCTGCTGGTTATGCTGGCAGTTGGCTGTAAGACGGCTAAAGTAAAGGAAAGCTATTCCACTACTGATTCAACTACTGTAGTATACAACAGGCCGGTAGACATCATCATAAAAGGCGACACCGCTAAAGGCAAGGAAGATATAAGCGAGTTCAACAGCAAGTTTAATGCGGCAAAGCCTGGGGAAGTGCTTGCGGAGAAGCAAGGTAATAAAGTGAAGTACAAGGTGAGGAAGTCCGATGATAACAGCTTCGAGATTGAAGCCATCAGCGAACCGATAGACACTACCGTTGTGCTTCAGGAGAAGCACACGACTGTAACCAAGACAGAGAAGGTGGTACTGGAAGTAAAGGAATCCTGGTTTGAAAGGGCAATGGACATTATAGTCCGTTACCTGGTGATAACCGGCCTTATACTTTTAGCGGTGATTGCGGTTGTATTAAGGCTTAAGTAGTTGTTTCTTATATTATTTGCAAAAGCAATAGTTGTATATTTGTTATTGCCAAATTAGTATATTTGACTTCGACAATATTTTATATAATGTTATTGACCATGACTAAATCAGCAATTGGCCTATTCTTCAATGGCGTAAATCCAGGGGTTAAGAGACTTATTGTTGGAGTATTCTTTATCATTGCGATTCCACTCCTAATAATGACAAGTTATTACACAATTAAATTTGAAAATTATGACACTCAATTCATGTCATATTATTTCCCAAATGACCCTGTGAGTAAAGGTGAATACGACCATCTTTGGTCGTTGCACGCTAAACGACAATTTTATACTTACGCACTCTCTTTCTTCTCAATCGGATACATAACTATAATGTTATTCTCATTATGGGTTTGGCAAGGGTTTAAAAAAGAAAAAAACAGGACAGGAAAAGACTACCACATCTAAAAACCCGTCCTGTTAGAAACATAAAGCAAATCTCTCAATGACTCGCGTAATATTATACTGCGATACTGAGTGAAAGTCTTGAAAACCTGGCGGGATCCCGCCAGGTTTTCATTTTTATTTAGTCATCGTCTTCATCCATTATCCTCTCCAACTCAGCTTCCATCATGTCCTCGTAAGTATCATACGGGCCGTATTCCGTGTTACCGAATTTATCGATGTAAACGATTTTAACATCCTCTTCAGGGGCGTAGAATAATCTCTCTTCTGTTAATTCTTTAGGGTTTTCCATTTGGTTGTCTTTTTAAATTTTTAAGCGGCATTTGCCATTAATTCATCTTTCAGTATGGAAGAGAACCAAGCCACATAAAGGCGTCTCAGTTCGTCTCCCTGGTTGTCATTCTTCAGTGTGTTGATGTTCTCTGCCGGTTTGATGTGCGGCGTAACGCCAACCACTTTAGTGTAATATGCAAGCATCACCTCTCTAACCTCTTCCTGCATAAAATCAGGGCAAAGCACAGAATCGTGGATGCTTGCAAAGAAAGTGTCAGGGTGTTTCTGGAACAGGTAAGTAAGTGCGCCATCAAGCACCGCTTCTGTCTCCACCCTTTGCATTTCCACGCTAAGCTGCTGGTACTGGTACTTCTTCTCACTCATGATAATCTGGTACACGGTCGGGAAGCGCTGCCTGAAAGTTTCCGCTTCCCTGGAGAAGTAGCCCGACTGGTTTGAACTGTAGAATACCAAAGCGAATAAGTCCGTCTTGAACGCCTGGAACTCAGCTTCGGCTATGCACCTGCCCATCTCAAGCCACAGGTACTTGTACAACTCGCCGCTGCTAACCAGGTGGATGTAGTGTTCCGCATCGGCTGGCATCTCGTCAATACCCTCGAAGTAGTCCAGTATAATCTTCACCAGCGTAAACGGCTGCGAGTTTGAACAGTCAAGTCCAACCAGCTGCAAAGAAGGATTCGGCTTGTAGTACAGAAACTGGCGCAAACCCTTCCACATATTAGAGATGAAAGTGTGCAGCCTTCTGCCCTTGTTGTCTCTCATCGGCAACCACGCCTTTCTGTAAATGGCGTCCACCTGCTGCAAGTATGCCTGGCGCTTATCCTCCAGCATCTCCTTGTAAGTCTTCGTCTTCAGCGTGGTAGGCTTCCCTGCTTTCTTAAGCCGGTTAGCTTCCTTAGTGCGTTTCCTGTTGTCCTTGTCAAGTTCCTTCTTAAGCAAAGGATTCTCAACAGCTAGGTTCTGGGCGTACCAGGACTCAATGTAAGCATCCGCATCATCCTTGTAGATACCTAAGTCATTTAAGTGATAAGTGCTGGTACGGGTCACGAAATCCATGTTCTTGATAGCATTAGACGGTCCCTGCTTCAGGTTCTGTATAAACGTAGAGTCAGAATCCTCCAACACCTTCACGTGCCGTACCTGGTAAGCTTCAGTCAGCCTGTAGCCGATAGATTCCCTGCCCCTAAGATTATGCTTGCCACCCTCAGTTGTAAGTACCTCATTAGTCTCAATGATGCCAGCGTCAGATAATAGCTTCTTGATGTCGGCAACATATCTGGCACCCAGGACAGACACCATCAGTTCAGTATTCATCGGAATATAATCGCCCTGCTGATACTTCTTATTAAGAGTGGAACGCACAAACAAAGCATTGAAGAACCAATGATACTTGTCTATGTTGCAGTTAATGTAGCGTACATTCTTGCCAGCATCAACTAATAATTGCCTAACATTTACATTGCTAGGTATGCAGAATTGTAGTTGTTCATCTGTGTTAAACATTGTGGTAGTAATATTTTTTGAGAGTGATTCGCTTCTTATATCACAAGAGGACAAGAAAGTCTGAATTACTATGACATTATATATGCACAAGAATCCCTCTCCCTACAGATTATTTGTAGATAAGCAGTAATAAATAAGCGTTCATTACCTCAAGAGGAAGGCTTGCCTTACTTATGCCGATACACTGAATATGTAGGAGAGTAAAGAGTAGTAAGTATGTAATTAGATGTCTACATTACTTATGCCGATACACTGATTGATAGGTGCAAAACCTCAGATAAACATCCATAAAACCCATCAATAACCCACCTATATAGTAGCGCAGACAGGGGCACCAGCAGCGGCGAAGCTACAGAAATGTGCCCCGGTTGCGTCTAAACAAGCATTTTGGTAGTAATGTGGGCATAGTAATACGTATGAACATATGGGTAACTCCTCATATGTACACTACATTCCGACTACCTAACTGCTAGTAATACAGCTATTTAAGCCAAACTACTGCACAATACCCACATAACTGCGCATATTACTGTACTATTCGGGTAAATGTGGTTTCTACCTAACATAATGGCAGTTATGGGGCGTAACAGGGCAGGACTATTCCCCTAATTTGTACTATATGGCGCTATTTCGGCCAGTTTTAGCCACCTCATCAAGAAAGTACAAAAGCAAGAGTACAATTCTGCCTGTGCGACCTGTGTTATGGCAGTGTAAGCGGAAGGTCATTTTTTGTGGCGTTTGGGACGGCGGTGTCCATAGCCCTGTCATACAAAATCCCCAATTTTGGATTTAGGCTACTCTATTGACTGGACTAAAACCTAGTTCAGCTAAAGCGTTGTCATACGCTTTGGCAGCATCCTCTTCATTTATGTAAACTCCCAGGTTCTTGTTAACTTGTTTATACCCTTTTTTACCATCTGGTACGTACACGCTAATCGTAGTTAACCATCGATTATTTTGAGGATAATGAGTTACACCTTTATATTTAGAAGTAGTTCCCCATTTTGGCCCTAATAGATTTTTAATAGCATGCGCAGGCAAAGTGGTTACCGGTGGCAATAAAACTCTTTGCAAGTTTTCTGCCCTGTTGTCTTTTACATCACCTGAAATGTGAATGATGTCTGGTAAATTATTGGGGTTAGGTATAAACGCATCAGCTACTAGCCTTGGAACATTGTAATTAATACTCCTTTCTTTAAAGAGGTATACATTGTTTTGGTATATCTTTCTGATTAGTTCTTTACCTTTTTTCAGGCTTTTCACCCGCCCTAAGTTTGATACTTGGTAACGTCCATTAAAACCTGGTATATCTCGCCAGATTTCGTTTTCTAAATTATTCATCTTGTTAAGTTTAAAGTTAAGGTATAAGGGGATATGCTATTTTTTGTGGCGTCTCGGCCACCGGCAGCAATATCCCCTCATACAGATTAGTCAGTTTTGGTTTTTAGAATGGAAGCGGTTCGTCTACATCTGAAGACTTCTTTTTCATACTCATAAAGAACTCGCCGTCATAAACTGCCTCGTAACCGTTTTCTTGATAGTATTTTGCCACCCTTTCACCATGCCAATCGTACATTTCTTGGCCCTTGAAAACAACTTCTTCAGGTTCACCTTTCATCACCCGAAGAATTTGTTCCTCGGTGTACTCCTTGGGCAAATTACTCCACCTCTTAAGGTGCTGAATCATGCCTTGTATCTTTGACGGCGCGAAAGGGTGCAGTATGTTAGATATTGCAGTAATCAGCCCTTCCACAGTAAATACTTGCATATCGGGTAAGTTTTCCCTGATAAACATCACACCGGACCAGCTGCCAATACGCCTAGGCATTGCAGGCCATTCTGCTTTCCATAAGACAAGGTCTTTAAAACTATCTACTTCCACATTTGCTAATTTGAATAAGCCCTTGAAGTGGTTTGTAGCAATTTTATTAAGTCTAACCCCTACCCAGTTACCGCTATTAGAATTAGTAAGGAGGTAATTTGAGTAATCTTTAAGGTGTTTCAAGGAAGCAAAGGTTCTTCCGTTAACCTCAACTGATAAGCCTTTACGATATTTAGTATGGTCAAATGGTCGATACTCACATTGACTATAATAATATTCGCTTTCTAGGTCTACTTTAACCTCAATAGTTCTGCCAGTGTATGGCTTAATTGTGTTTGGTGTTTGTAATAATGTGTTCATTTTATTAATAGTTAAAAGGTTGGTTGATTTCTTAAAAAATTGGGCATAGTTATCCCTTCCTCGGATTTTCCGAAGATTTTTTGCACTTACCAGTAAAATCGTGTGGTTTTACTAATGGAATAGAAAGGACGCAGTTGTCCCTCCTATTTGAGTTTACCCCTCTTCTTAGCGAGTTCTAAACGTATCTGCTTTGCTGACTCTGCCAGCCGAAGCTTTTCCTTTTTAGCAGCAGTTTTAGCAGCTTCTTTGTCGAGTTTCTGCTGTAGTTTAGCTTCGGCCTTATCATGCTTCTCTTGTTCTTTTAACGCTTTTTGATGCAATAGTCTAGTCTGTTTATTAACAGCTATTCTCTCGTCATATCTCTTGGTTTCGGCCTGTATTCTGGCTATGTCCTCATCAAGTTGCGTCATGTAAGTTTCATAGTCCACCTTTTCCCACGACTGAGAATACGCCCACTTCAAATTACTAGCACGACAGTCTCCGTTGTCAGTATTAAACCTCACAAACTTTAAATTATCTGGATTCGGCACAAATGCTTCCGCCACCATTCTATGTACATAGGCGGTTTGGTGCTTACCATTGATACTTAAGTTGACTGTATTATAGGTTGTCGTTCGCTGCGGTTTCAGAATCCGTTCTTTTTTACCTTTAAGGCTTTTCACTCTGCCTAAATTCGACACCTGGTACTTTCCGTCGTAACCAGGAATATCGGACCACTCTTCTTGTATTTCGTCTTCCATATTATCGGTTACTTAAAAGTTAAACATCTTTTTACGTCTATTATTTACTTTTTATCCGTGTCCTTTCACGACTGGACACGGCGCGCCCATCACCAATTCTCTATTCCAATATTTCAAACAACGTATCGACTTAACGGAGGCAAAGTAAGACAGATAATTCACCATTTCCAAAGGTCTCGATTCTAGCATGAGTACAATTAAAGCGCCCCTATACATTATATACAACTTAACGGTCCGACTATGAAAAGACCGCATTATCAGCCTACACAAAGCATATTTGCAGCTTTCTTAAATTTTATATTTTTTGAAATATGTATTTTATAATTATACTAATCGTAAAATATTAATATAAAAAAATTTCTAAAAAAATTTAAAGCAATAGGCATCTGGTATCTATACTCGCACCAAAAGTATCTGCTGGGGGTAGTAACCAAACTCTTTCTCGTAAAACTTGCAGGCGGACTCGAAAGATTGCATCACATCTAGGCCGAACCTGCTGGTTGGGTTAAAGTAGTCCATGTAACCATGCCCTGTATAGTTATCCTCTTTTGGTGCCTGTTCAATCCACAGCTTTACCTGGAATGGCTTCGCCCTGGACACAGGTCCTTCATAAACAAACTCAAAAGGTCTACCGGCCATTGCCAAGCGAATCTCCTTTTTCTTCGGGTACATATCCTCACTCACCTTACCGCCTATCATAAATAACCTGGTAGCATTTTTCTGCCTGTAGTCTCTCAGCTTAATCTTGTCCATAGAAAAAAAGTCGAAAATAATTCTCAAAAACGCAAAATGCAGGACTTCGGACGAACTATATAGTATAAATCAAAACAACAACGAATGAAAAAGACACCTACACTCTGGCAGACAGCCACAAAAACAACCTGGGGACGCGTGTTCCTGGTTGTAGCAGTACTAGCTGCTTTAAACCTAGTAAGACTAATCACTACAATACTTTGATGCCATTAATAAAATTTATCATAGCAATAGCCTGTTTAATTGGGCTTTACTTTGTCTACAAGGACTTCTATAACTACAACCCTACTCTATTCTGGATTTCAGTGAAGCTTTCATTATTGTATGGCTTATTTAAAGCAGTAACTGAGGATGAAACGAAATGAAGGTACAACTAGAAATCGATGGCAAGTTGAGAGAGTTTACCATCGAACCAAGTGAAGACTTCGAGTTACCTGAAGAGACACTAAAGGAGATTGAGACTGAACTCCTGATAACAGAAGCGAAAGCTTTAAGCAAACAACTTAAATTAAATACCCCTGACATGGGGCCAAAATCCGAAGAGGATAACAAATAATGGAAATCACATTTTTAGAATTAGTAATCGTAGCATTAGCTACAGTAGGTGCATTTGCCTTAGCAATTCCTTTGCTAATGTGGATTGATGAATACAGAAGCAATAAGCGCATAGAGAAAGAGAAAGCTGAAAGAAAGAAATACTTTACTATAGAAGAGTATCTTCAAGACAACCCTCATAAGCGCCTGGTTAATATAAATGATGAACCAAGCCTTTTTGAAGAGATGTATCATGCCGTAATGGAAATACAACACCGCTTACAAGTACAGCAAGTACAAGTACAGCCGATACCAGCATCTAAAGAAGATACAAAGAAAATGGTACTTGAAGCTTTACAAGGTTCTACAGCAAATTTAGTAGTGTCAAGAGATTACCCAAGTGTGCAAGCTGAGTTAACAGCAGAAGAAACAGAAGCAGCAAGAAAGTACTTCACGGAATAACAGAAAGCCCCTTTAGCGAGGGGCTTTTTTAATACCTGAAAAAAATATTTCTAAAATAATTAGCAAAAGTCCGCAGCGGTTTCGTCGGTTACTCTTACACTCGCTTATCATTTAATTATAAACACATAAACGATAAGACAATGGCTAAGAACATCACGACCACACAAGTAAATGCTGCTACATTCAAAAATGTATTCGCTGCTTATCCTGAACTGAAATATGATTTAGCTTTCCTTACCAATGACAACAGGGACTTGATTATTCAGTTCAGAGTTAAAGCAGGTTTTACTTTCGTTGCTGCAACACAGGGAAGAGTGCTTTCTGCTTGGCTAGGTGAGAAAGTTGGTGAGTACAGACAAGTAAGCTTTGACTCTTTTGATGGTGGCGTAATCATCATTTACAAAGCAATGCGCAACTACAAGTTTCAGCTTACTAAAGAAGCTGCTTTAGAAACAGCTTAACTTACCCTCCCCCACTTTACAAAGCCTATCTCCAAAAGAGGTAGGCTTTTTTATTGCCTTTGCTAAAATAATTAGCAAAAAGATGTCATGGGAATTCCGCACTTGCTATACTCGAGTTATTCAATAACCACTTAGAAAAATGCAAATGAAAAAGCAACAGGAATTCCTTCTTAAAATGATGAAACAGCCAATAGAAACGCTACGCTTTACCGCTGAACAAATTGAAAAGGCTGTTACTAGAGTTTATGATGTAACCCCTGATACTGTAGGCTATCACTCCAAAGGCTGTATTTACATCACCTATGAACTCCACCACAAACCAAATCCCCAACAAGTAGGCAGAATAGCTAATGCTTTAATGCACCTCACTAACCACAAAGGCGATAGAGTTATCAACTACACCACTTCTGAAGAACTCATCATAGAGATTCATCAAGACAAGTGCTACCCACTTCAACTTCTAATCACATACTAATGAAGATGAAAGAGTTTAGCATCAACAGCAGGGAAGACATCTCTGCTTTTTTTGTGTATCTGATAAATGACCTTGATTTAAGTTTCCATCCTGATAATCCCTTTTATGATTATGTGAACCAAGATGGCGGCATCACTTTCACCTTAGACGAATCGGACTACTTAGAATCAATCTTAGAGTTATGCTTTGTTTGGTGCCACCGTAATGATGAAGACATCTACGAGTTAGCCCTACACGCCTTTATCGAAGTCCACAAGCCACAACTTGACTAGCCATGAACAAGCTTCAGGGGCTGGTTACCATCAGGCTTGGTATGCCTGATGCTGACTTCTACATTAAAAGAAAAGGTGCGGAAAAGACAGTAGGACAGCCAACAGACGAATATTCCAAAGAATACTACGGTGTTAAAGTTAACAGGGAGTTCTTAGTGCCGAGATACTTCTACTATGTAATAATGCACCTACACCAACAAGGACACTTTCAAAGGCATGCTAAAGGCACTTTAAGGCTACAGCACATCACATTAGACGATTTACACGAAGCCATTTACACAGGAATGGTACAAATGAGAAAGAGAGACTAATTAGTCCCTCTTTTTTTATCCCTTGGAGTCCACAGGAGACCCATATCGCGTCCGTACTTTAATCTAATATGAACTACTTACCGGTAGACTGGGCGCAGTACAGAAGCCCTAATCATCGAATAATCGTCAACTCATTTTACGCCAGCGTTAATTAGAATCAGTCTAATTGGATTACACTGTACAATTCTTTAATTTTGCAGCAATATTCCTATATAAGGATATGTTGAATTTTAAAATTGTATAGATGACAAATACCAAAAACCAAGTAGTATCAAGCACTACGAAAACAAACCCTTGGGTCGATAAAAGCATTAAGCTGGCCGGTGCCGACGGATACCTGGATAACCTGCTTGCTATATATCCAATGAATCCCGAAACTGAGAGGGAGATAGCGGACGCAAAGGTTAAGAAATTAAAAACCCTTTTTGACAAAAAGGACTCTGAAGGTTTAATCACAGAATTGCTTTCATTGCCATTATTCCCGCTAAAAGACAGCTATGTAGCTTATCTGAAACGCTGCAAACCTTCTATCAAGAGAAACCCAGCAACCATTAACCGCTTGGCACAGCGTCTTTACATCATGGGCTTTGATGCAATGATGGCTGAATGCAGCAAGCCAAAAGAGACTAACCGTCAGATTGGTCCTATGTTCAGAAACTGGCTTAACACCCAAACTTGGGTACAGATGCTTGACGAACATGGTGTACTTGCTTCAACAACAGGTATAGTTGGCTTGCAGGGTTCAGATGCAGCTTTGCTTGCATTCGCTGAAACACACCTAAACTATAAGATTGAGAAGGGACTGGACTTTATCCTGAAGAAAGATAATACCTACGTAATTGGTGAGTCTAAATTCTTAACTGACTTCGGCGGACACCAAAATGCACAGTTCAACGACGCCTACAACTTAGTTGATAATGCAAAGGCAATAAAAGCTGTTAGTATTGCAGTTCTAGATGGTGTAGTTTGGATTGAAGCCAACAACAAAATGCACAAAAAGGTGAAAGATTCATCTTACGGCATAATGAGTGCACTTCTACTAGGGGATTTTGTTGCAAGCCTATAGGCTTGCAACAAATCTGTAAAGGTTATAAGGTATCTTTTTACTTTGGAGGTTGCTTTGTACAACCTCCAAAGACTTTTCAGACTGGTCAATACCAATCCACTTTCTCTTTAATTCGGCTGCTACCGTCAAGGTTCCGCCCGACCCCGAGAAGCAGTCCATGACAATGCTGTTTGGGTTCGATGAATTCAAGATTATACGCTTCAGCAAGTCGTGATTCTTTTGGGTAGGGTATGTAACAAAGGACATGCCCTTATCCTTAAACTCCCAAACGTCCTGCACTTTGCTTCCTACGTGGTCCTTAGCAAACACCATCTTTCTAGGATTGCCTTTGTCAGACCACTCAATCAGGCCCTGCATTTCCAGCTTGGTCAGTTCTTCTCTGCTGTGTCTCCAATGCCTGCCTTTAGGCGGCATCATACCCATCCACTCACGGCCTGAATCACCGTCTTTAGTTTCACCTGGTGCATGAAGCGGGTGCGTCGTATATGCCCCATAGATTTTATGCTTCTTAGGGAAAAGTTCTTTAAGCTTATCAGCGCTTAGTGGTTCCTTTACATCATTCCATAATACCTTCTCTGTATTCTTTGCATAGAAAAGTATCATATCTGAGTAATTGCCATAAGCATTCCTCGCGAAGTTCTTAGGGTTACATTTTATTCGGGTGATGTCGTTGATAAAGTTTTTGTAACCGAAGACTTCATCCATTATTATTTTCACGTAATGCCCGATTTTCTTATCGATGTGCAGGTAGATACTGCCCTGTTCAGAAAGAAACTCGCGAAGCAGTATCAACCTAACCCTGATGAACTCTAAGAAATCTTTATCAACTAATTTATCGCTGTAAGCATGGTCGTTATCTATGTCAGCAAAATTCTGCCCGGTCCCGAACGGCGGGTCAATATAGATTAAATCAACCCTCCCCCTATACCTCTCCAAGAGAAGGGGAAGCACCTTCAAGTTGTCCCCGAAATAAAAGTTGTTATAGTCTACCGCAATTTCATTTCTTACCAATTCTAATCTGCCTGCCGCAGGGGTTGCAAGCACATGCGTTTCGGCGACTTTCCCTTCGTACTCTAATGTGCAGTTTCTTCCTTTCCTTTTGGCAGGAATTTCTATTGGGTGATTGGTGGCACCGGAGTTAATGAAGCTTTCTAGGTCTGCACTTGCAATCCTATAATTCTTGTTCAATTTAACAGCATTTAACTTATTGTCCTTTATATATTTAGAAACCGTCTGCCTAGTTATATTTAAAATCTTGGCGGCATCATCAATTGATACTAGTTCTTCGTCTATCATTTTCAAGTCTATATTTTGGGCAAGTTAACCGATTTTAACATAAATACGTCAGTCACTTTATTTAATCTATAACTTTATTTCTATATTCCAAATTATGATGCCATCCTGCTTACAAGCTTCTCAGTCTCGATTTTCAGGTAGCGCTTCATGGTCCTTAAGTCTTTTGAACCTATCATTTCAAGAATCTCGGTTTCGGTGAAGCCCCTAGCAAAGCAGTTGGATATAAATGACCGTCGGCCACAATGCAACGTAACCAGGTCGCAACGTTTGCGCACGGATTCAAATTCTTTTTTCCGCTTATACCTTAAGATGGTAACATCATTATTCAGCCCTATTTCATCAATGCACTCCTTGATGTACTTGTTCGCCTTCTGTTCAGAAGCCACCCGCATGTCTGAGTCATATCGCTTCAGTATTTCTGCTATCCTAGGCGTGATTGGGACTTTCGCAGCGCCTTTTGTTTTCTTGGTAGTGGTATAAATCATTCCATCCTCTAAACGCCACAGGCGACTCCTAAACAAGTCGGAAATCCTGAATCCTGTATCACAGGCCAGCACAAACAAATCGACGTACTTCCTTTTGACATCATCCCAATTAAAAGTGTAAAGCTTGTCTAGTTCTTCTAGGTTCAGGTAAATGATGTCTTTCTCTTCATTGTAAGACTTCCACCTGCTGCACCTTGGATTGACTGTACTAACAGAGTGCTTGTCCTGTGCCCAATTAAGAAAGCCCTTCAGCAGGCCGACACTTTTATGCCAACTGTTATTATAGTAGTCTAAATCGAATAATAAGAAATCAGAATAGGCTTCAAAGAAATCATCGTCCATGCCTTCAAAACTCAAAGGGTATGATTTCTTTTCTTCAAACTTCAGGAGGTTGTTTCGTAGCAGGTTGTACTGCTTGGTGGTGTTAACACTTATGTCCTGATTCCCTTTAGAGTAGATTTCGAGTATCTTATGGAAGTCGAATTTAGTAGTTGTAATTGGGGGCGTATGGGCTTGTGTGTCGCGCTTTATCTCATTGACAGCATCTAACTCAGTAGACAAGACTTTGCCTCCATACAGCTTGCTTACGGCTTCCACAGAAGGGTCTACCCCATTGATGAGTAGCTTTAAGGCGTGATTCATCAATCTCGTCTTCACCTGTTCTATAGCAGCATTCATAAGACTGTAAGAGTCGTGTGTCCTTTTTACTCTTCCAGTCTCCTTGTCAAAGTGGTCGGGTTCTACAGAAATCCCTACTGAAACGGCAAACCATTTGTGCCGATGTGTGTACCAGATGGAAATGGGGCTAAGCCCTTTGGAGTTGGGCTTTCTTAGGTAAGCTTTTGTGGTCAT